CCAATGACTTTTCTCTTGTCGGTCACCACTTCGGCTCCATCGGCAGCGACGTAGGTCGTGGGCAGGGACAGAATGATGGTCAGCACTTCCCATTTCACATTGGGACCGACAACGTAAATACAACGTTCAGGATCGATTGGGCGAGGGTGACAACAAACTAAGGGCACGGCAATGGCTACGACCAACACTACCAACGGTATCACGCTCAAGATGGCGACGGCGTACACTCGAGTGTTTTACTATGGTACGACTGGGCAGACCGTTTCGGTCAGTATTTCGAAGGGCGGTGCCGGTTTCGGTGCTCCGTCTGGGGGCGCTACAGCGACTGAAATCGCTGTAGGGTTCTATAAGATAGCTCTCAGCACTGCGGATACCAACTTTCTCGGAGATCTCGCCTACAGTTGCACTGCTGGCGCAGGCGGCCCTGCGACTTGGACCGACCAAGTTGTTGGGCAGCTATTCACCGACCTGTCAATAACCGGCACTGGCTTGGCCAACATCTCCTCCAACTGCAAGCAGGGCCAGCCACTCAATGGCTTCTCATTCACGATGACTTCCACCACCACCGGCGCGCCACTCACTGGCCTAACCGTCACCGCCACTCGCTACATCGGCGGCTGGTCGCCTTGCGTGAACACCCCATTCGAGATTGGCTTCGGTGACTACGCCATCAATCTCGCTGGTTCCGACACCAACGCGCCAGTGGTCATGTATCGCTTCACTGCGCCTGCTGCCAACGATGTCAACGTAGTGCTGATAACACAAACATGACGAAGTACGTCAGCGAACCAAGCGTAACTATCATCACCTTCGCGCCAGAGGTGCGGGGACAAGCACCACCCTTGCCTCCTCGTGGCCCTGCGGTCGGGATCTTCTTCGGCAATCCACTCGCGACGCTTATCAGCTATTCCTCGCCCACGATCGGCCATTCGATGCCACTGCATGGCGCGCAATACCGCCTACTCGAGCCACATATCCTCAACACCCGTGTTTACGAAACGGGAGTGGTCATCAGCGAGACAAGCAATGATGGTATAACCGACGTCCCAGTGGGGTGGGTACCTACTCTCGCAGTCGACCCACTCAATTCCAGAGCCGTCACCGCCTTCTACGCTGCTGGCCCACGCAACATCGCTTGGGAGGATCTCAACGAATATGGCGGTCTCTACCACGTATTCACCAGCTCCAATCCCAACCAGTTCGTGCGCCCAGTCACATATTGGGCTCGACAAGGTGGGGTCTACGTCCTAGTCGGTCTTGGTACTGGCCTTCCACCCGTTTCAGTCCCACCATTTGGAGCATAACGATGCCGTCGAAAACAGGAAAGCAAGCGAGATTGATGGCGATGGTCGCACACGACAGGGGCGCGGCTGCGCGCACAGGCATACCACAATCCGTCGCCAAAGAGTTTAACCAAGCTGACAAGCGCACTGGGATTCTTCGGAAGAAGAAGAAGAAGGGCGGTGGCGCCAGCGCAGCGGCAGGAGCACCAGCACCATGACCATTGAGCAAGATCTACTACAGCGTATCGCGGATGGTATCGAACGTCTTGGACGCGAGCAGAAGCGCACCTATGAGCAGATCCAAAAGTTCGTCCACGCAATGGTTGAGCACGCGGAACAAGAAGTCCCCGAGTACATGCGCAGGTTCGCCAACTACATGCACGACATCCACGACATTCGTTACATGTACGAAGAACTCGGCCACCCCACCCCACGCTGGATCCTGCGCGAAATGGAGCGCTGTGACGACCGCTTCCGCCAACTTTTGGAGAAGCTCCACGCTGGCGGGGGGACCTTCGAGAAGATTCGCCGAGAAATGGCGGCCGATCCCGACAACCGTTGGGATCACACTATGTTCTTACCAAAGAAGGAGAAGCCTGATGAAACAGGGAAGAGCGAGTAGAGACGTAAATGAAAGCTATGCGGTAACCCACCCTCGCACCCACGCGAAGGTTATCGCTGGCGTAGCCCAACTCGGCCAACGCCAAGGCAACCACGTCACCAATCGTGGCTCAACCGGTTATGGCGGCGTGGATATGGCTGCGGGCAAAGGCTACGAACCCCCCAAAGGGCCATCCCAACGTTCCGGCGTTGGTGGTGGGCGCGATATCCATCCAGCCGGAAGTCAAAGGAGAAGCTAATGTCACCGAAAGACGTTGATACCCTGCTCGACATCCTCGAGAAGTCTAGCAGATCCCCGGCCCTTGCCCATCTCACGACCGCTGCGATGGAAGCGCTCAAGCACTCGCGTTTGGTTGTTCTCTCGGCCGATGACAAGGCCGAGGCCGAACCTGCGAGGGCAGTTCCCCGACCTATTACACGAGGTTGATGATGGCCAGAGATATCCTAAGCGAGTACGGAAACGACTCTCCCCAACCCCAAAAGCCCCGAGCGGAAAGCGGGGGATGCACGGAGGCGAGGGACGTGATGGGCTACGAGCCCCCGACAGGCCCAAAGTACATAATGCGGACCGGCGTCGGCCTTCGCGGGGGGACTAACTTCGGCAATGCTGGATCGCAAGGAAAGAAGTCGCTCCAGGCCGAAGGCGCTGGCTCCCCCGGCATTGGTGGCTGCATCCTCAACGATGGCCTCGATCAAGACGATACAGGGAGGATTTAATGCCAAGAGACATTCTCAGCATGTATGGGAAGGATTCCCTCACACCCAAAGCCCCACGCGCTAAATCCGGAGGTGTCAAAGCCTTCCGCGACGTGATGGCCTATCGCAAACCCCAAGGCCCGACCTCAATCGGAAACCGAGGTCCTGGGCTCGGTGGCGATAACTACGGCAATTGCGGCACGCAAGGCCCGAAGATGCAATCGCCAAGTGAAGGCGGAAGCGTTGGGCTTGGTGGTGAGCGCAAGGGAATGGGCACTAACCGTAGGGGTTAGCTATGACCACTGAACTTGACATCGTGAACCGAGCGTTACAAACGTTCGGTTCACGAACGAATGTGGCGTCGCTCAACGAGCAATCGAACGAGGCGATCAACGCGAATCTGATCCTCCACCCTCTGCGCGATCAGCTGATTCGCATGGCGCCTTGGAATTGCGTGACCAAGTTCCAAAACTTGGTCTACGTCACCTCCACTCCCACCACTCCCGAGAACCCTGCGTCTGGCCCACCGTTCTGGCAAAGTGGAATGCCAGCGCCACCGTGGTCGTACGAATACCAATATCCTGTAGATTGCCTGCGCGCGCGATACCTAATCCCACAGTACACCGCGCTATCTGGTGGAGTCCCAATCTATCCCCCCGGCACTGCGACAGGCGCAATGCAGGTTGGATGGACTGGGCCCGCCCTCAAATTCAACGTAACCACCGACCAATTCTTCGGCGTCACCTCTGCGACTCCGGCGGTTGGCGGATCTGGCTACGCCGTCAACGACATTGTGACACTGGTCCAACCCACCTTCCCTCTCGTCCAGACTGTCCAAGGAATAACGACGACAACAAAATGAACGTTGGCGCCCCAGCCCAACTCCAGGTCCTCACCGCCCCAGGTGGTGTGATAGCGACGGTTGGGGTAGTGAACCAAGTCCAAGGTGAATCCACAGCCATCGGCGGGAGCTACTTCTCCGTCCCCGCCAACCCAGTTGCGCAGGGATCCACATCAGGGGTCGGGACCGGCGCAACATTCAACCTCACCTTCGGCCCACTCTCGCCCCAACGGGTGATCCTCTGCAACCAAGAGATGGCAATCCTTTGCTACAACACGCAGATCACCGACCCCAACATAATGGACCCCGCGTTCCAAGAAGCGTGGGTTGCCATTCTCGGTGCTCGGCTCTGCGTCCAGCTTACTGGCGACAAAGCCCTTGCCAACCAATCTGTCGCCCTCGCTAATTCACTAATCATGGAGGCACGCAAATCAGACGGAAACGAAGACATCACTGTCAACGACATCACCCCCGACTTCCTCCGCATCCGAGGGAATTGGGGAGGCCCAAACTGGGAGTATTCCCCGAACTTCAGCTTTGACTGGGGCTCGAGCTATTCGCCGTACTGATGGCCCAACCTTCGATCCAACCAGCGTTTGCTTCTGGAGAGTGGGCACCCAAGCTCCGCTCGCGCGTGGACATTCAGAAATACCACGTGGGCGC